CGCCTCGGCCGCGCGCTCGGGATGACCACGGACGGCGACGGCAACGTGTGGATCTTCGTCGAGCCCGCAGAGGCCGACCTGTGCGTCCACAAGGTCAACATCATTCACTGCCGAAAGGCCGTGGCGGGCGAAGCGCTCAAGGCCGCGCGCATCCGCGCCGAGTCCGAGGCCGCCGCCGTCGTCACCCCCTGACCCGCTCCCCACCACCAAGGAAGACACCATGAAAGCCCCCGCCGTATGGCACGTCTGGAACAACAACCCCGAGCCGAAGTGGTCTGGTTTCGACGGCGACGCCGGAATGAGCGCCACCGTCACGCTCACGAAGTCGGCCCCCGAAGACCCGGTCTACGCCAACCCTGACGGGATCGTAGCCCGGTTCGGCGCCAACAAGGCCACGCTCGTCTATTGGGACGTGGCGACCGCCTGTGTTCTGGCCGCCGCCCAGCGATCCCCGGCCCTTCGGGCGGCGCTTCTCGAAGCGCTGAGCGCTCCCATCCCCTGACCCGCTCCCCTCCCCCGTCCGGCGCCCTCGGCCGGGCGGATGGTGGGGCGATACTGCCACCAATGGAGACACCATGAACCGATACGAAAGGGCCCGTCGCACCGTCGGGGGCCAGCGCCGCTACGTTCAGGACGACTTCCGAGAAGCCCTGTCCGCTACCCCGCGCCCCGCTGGCCCTACCACCGTCGCGAAGGTGATCCACATCCCGAGCCGCGGGCCGCAACTCCAGTGCCTTGTGTCGGTGGACGACCTCGGCCCCGACGGCATCGAAGAACACGTCTCGGTGAGCTACGGGCGCGGAGCCAAGAGGGTGCCGACGTGGGATGACCTCGTGTTGGTCCGTGCGCTGGCATGGGATGACGACGCCGAGGTCTATCAGACCTTGCCCGCTCTGACTGGCCCGCGCGCCTCAGAGTGGGTCAGCGTGCCCGGCGTCGAGGTGCTTCACCTTCGCCGCATGAGGCCGAAGGGCTGACCCGGGCGATACTGCCACCTCATCAACCAACAGGACACCACCATGACCGAAGAAGAAGCCGCATCCTACCTCTCCCGCATCCCCGGCGGCAACGGTGGCCGCGAAGCCGAAACCGTCTACCGGTTCGGCACAGACGGCGATGTCATCCTATCCACCTTCCGCCCCTGTGACGCCGCCCGTGTCCTCCGGCGCAACCCCGCCGCCGTCCTCTCGGTCCTGATGCGCCCCGAGGTCACGCCCGGCGAGCCCGGAGAGATCGTGCTCCGCCTCGACCGCGCCTTCGTCCGGGGGATCGAGATGGTCATTCGTCCGGAGAAGGGCGAGCCCATGAGCGAGGAGGCCAAGCAGGCAATGCAGGCCCGCATGGCGGGGTAGGGCCTGACGGGTAAGGGCCGCCGACGTGCCGGCGCCGCTCACCGAGCAAGGTGTGGCGGTTGGCCTTGCCGCGCCTGTCGTGGGGCGATGCTGCCACCTCGGCGGACCTGCTCCACGATAACGCTTGATTAGCATCCAACGTACCCAACACGTATGCGGCGCGTATAGGCCCCACTTGCGCCATCGCCTTGCATGGTGTATGTATGGTGGAAAGGAGCCCGAACATGGCCAAGCCCCGACCCGAACGCAAGGTGCGCTTCAACTGCTTCCTTCCTCAGAGCATTATCGACCGGCTCAGGATTGCCGCCGCGGCCGAGTACCGCGACATGACCGGCCTCGTGGTCTACACCCTCGACCGCACCCTGCCCCCCCTTCCGGTGCAGGGGGCCGCCAATGGCGAAGCTTGACGAGCTCTGGGACCCGGTCCCTCGCCGCCTGATCGCGGACCTCCGCACCGAGAAGTGGACCACGGAACGGCCCGCCTCGAACGTGGACGCGTGGGTCTGGGCCTTCCGTCAGATCGATGAAGGCGCTGTGCCGTCGGTGCGCGACCTCTGCGCCTTCACCGGCTGGGGCAACCGCCGGGCGGCTCGGATGCTCGACGAGGTCATCGCCGGGTGGAACGAGTGGTCGGGGAAGCAGGCCGCGAGGCAGGAGCAGCACCATGCACGCAAACGCATCTACTCCGCGCCTACTCCGCGTCTACAGCGCACCTTCTCCGCACCTACCCCGCATCTATCAGAGTCAGTGGTGGACGATATTGTAGACGAGGGGCGCACCTACTCCGCATCTACTCCGCATCTACCCCGCACCTCCTCCGCATCTACCCCGCACCGTCGCGCGCGTTCCTTATTTAGAAAGGAGAGCGACACCACAGAGCAGGGAGAGGAAAGCGGCTCCCCCAACCTCGTCCCCTCACCCCCGCCGGCAGAGCCGTCGGGCTCCTCTGAGCGATGGACTCAGGCAGCGGAGTTCATCGAGGCCGACCCCGAAGCATGGCGAGCCTCCGAGCAATTCCAACCATCAAGCGATGATTACGTGTTCGATGATGCCGACCAGCGCGACATCATCGAACAGCCGAGCGATCCTCGGCAGATCGAATCCCCCGCCCAACCCTTCGATCCCATCGAAGGGTCCACCCCCTCGCCGCCCCCGTCCGCCTCACCAGCGGCCCGCCCACGGGGTCTCAGCGGCGAGGGCGATCCCAGCCCCGCCAGCGCCCCTCAGAGCGCGCCAAGCATCTTCGGGCGCACCGACACCGCCCCCGAGCCCTCCGCGCCAGCCACGGCCCCGCCACGGCTCCGTAAACCGCTGAACGCAACCAAGGCCGCGGACGCCCTCGCCGTGTACGCCGCGTGGCGGGTCTACCACCCGCGAGCAGCCGAGGCCCCGACGCCGGACGCGGGGAAGGTGCTGAACCGCATCCTGATCGAAGCGGGGGGCCTCGACGGGGCCTTGCTGCTGATGGAGTGGGCCCACCTCGGCACCTGTGAGCGAGCTCGGCAACTTCGTGGTGAGGCCCCTTGGCCGGACGGGCGCCGCACGGTATATACTGACCTGGGAAGCCTCTCACGCCACATCGCAAGCCGCCTCGAAATGGCCCGCGACTGGAAGGACAAGTCAACCGACAAGGACACGGGATTGAAAGTCTTGCACGTCCCCGAGACGCCGCGCGCACCATTCCGGGGCCGCGACATCAGCCATGCCATGAACGTCCTCGGCAACATTGTCCGCAAGGACTTGGAGACTCGCAATGTGCTCTAAAGCCGCGATCGGAATCCTCTTTGGAAAGCTCATCCGCGCTGGGGTCGCGAACATCCCGCCGGATTCGAGCCTCGAAGCGCTGGTGGACGACTGGGAGGAGCTGATGCCCGATGTCGCCGACGCCGAACTGATGGCCGCGCTGGCCGCCTATCGGCGCGACCCGAAGGTCTGCCAGTTCTGGCCGCAGCCTGGCACCCTCATCGGCCTCATCCCGAGCCGACAGGCCGCCGCCGTGGACGACGCCCACGAGGTCTTCGGGCAGGCGATGACCTACCTCATGGCCTGTCCGCCGCGGTGGATCGCGCCCGGCTTCCCGCACACGAAGTTTCACGAGCCGGGCCCCGGATTGGTCCCCGTGGTCTATCCGCCGCCGCCCTGGCCCGAAGACCGCACCGACGCGATCACCCGCGCGACCGCCGCGATGGGCGGGCTCACGAAGTACACCCACGCGGAGACGGGTTCCTATGCCGCTCAGCAGGCCGAGAAGACGTGGAAGGCGGCCTATCAGGCGATCCGCAAGGGCGACGCGCTGGCCATCGAGGGATCGAAGGTCTCCCGACTGACCGGCCCCGGCCGCCGACAGATCACGGCGGAGGCGAAATGAGACCGCGACACCAGTGGACGTTTGAACTCTGCACAGCCATTCACGAGCGGTGGATGAAGGGGGAGACGCTAAGGGACATGGCGCGGGAGATGGACGCGAGCCCGCACGCGTTGAGCCGTGCGATCCGGCAGCACGGGCTTTCAACGCCGTTCTGTCAGTCGCACATTCTGGAAACGCGGCTACAGGTGCGAGCGGCGCCCGCAATAGGGTGGTGCCGGATTGACGGCTGCGACATAACAGGGGATCACCGGGGACTGTGCCAAAAGCACTACCAGATCGCGCGCCGCTATTGGGCGGTGGACATCGTCGGAGCGCCCCCGAAGGCCAAGGCCAATCGCGCGAAGGTGGATCAGGCGGTGGCGCGTGGATGAGCCCATCGCTACCCCGGCATGGGACGCCCTCGAAGAACTGCGGGCCGACGGGGAGACCCTGACGATCGCGGAACTGAGGATCTACCTGGAGGGCGCCACCGGCCTCCGCTGGCCCGTCCGGCGGGTGGAGCGGCTGGTTCCCGCGGCCTATCGGGCGCACGGGATCAAGGGGCAGACGCCGATCCGCTATCGGCGCGGCGTGTGGGGTGCGACGTGAGCCGCGACGACCGCGCCCTACCGCGCTCCCCCGAGGCCGAGCGAGCCGTTCTCGGCGGCCTCATGCTCGACCCCGAGCAGGTGCCGGCGATGGCCGACAGGCTCGCCCCCGAGGACTTTCACCGCGAGGCGCACCAGCGGCTCTATCGCCTCATGTTGGACATGAGCGGCCGAGGCATGTTGCCCGACATGCTCAGCGTCACCGCCGAGCTCACGAAGACCGACCGCATCGAAGAGGCCGGCGGACTGGCCTACGTCTCAGGGCTTCCCGACAGCGTCCCGAGCACCGAGAACATCGGCTATTACGCCGACATCGTCCGCGAGCGCGCGATCCTCCGCCGACTGGCCGAGATCGGGGAGCGAGCGAGAGACGCCGCCTTGGGTGGCAGGGGCACCCCCGCCGAGCAGATCGAAGCCGCTCAGGCGGCGCTTGCGGCGCTGGTCACCGGGCAGGCGTCCGAGGGCTGGCGGCCGGTGGCCGACCTGCTCGAAGAGGAGGTGATCCGCATCCAGGCGGCGGCCGGGCGGCGCGGGCAGATGTCAGGGCTGCCGACGGGGATCGCGGCGGTAGACAACGTCCTATGCGGGCTCCAGCCGGGCAATCTCATCATCGTGGGAGCGCGTCCTGGGTGTGGAAAAACCAGCGTATCTATCAACTCTTTTGCCCGCACCGCCGCGACCGTCGGCGCCGTCGGGGTCTTCTCGCTGGAGATGTCCCGCGGCGAGCTCGTGACGCGCCTCCTGTGCTGCGAGGCCCGGGTGGACAGCACGAAGATCCGCCGCGGCACGCTGAGCGATCGGGACTGGTCGGCGCTCCTCCCGGCGGCGGAGGCGCTGGCGAACCTGCCGCTGTACCTCGACGACACCCCGGGGATCAGCCCGGCGCAGCTCCGCGCGAAGGCCCTGAAACTCAAAGCGCTCCGCCCCGATCTCTGCCTTCTGGTGGTGGACTACCTCGGCCTGATGGGCGGACCCGGGACCGACCAAGAGAAGGCCGGCGCCGCGGCCGTGGCCCTCAAATCGCTGGCGAAGGAACTACAGATCCCTGTGGTGGCGCTGGCGCAGTTGAACCGCGGAGTGGAGGGCCGCCCCGACAAGCGCCCCGTGGCGAGCGACCTCCGTGACTCCGGCAAGGTCGAGCAGACGGCCGACGTGATCATGCTGATCTTTCGCGACGAGCTTTACAACCGGGAAAGCACAAGAAAAGGCGAAGCGGACGTGCTGATCGTCAAGCACCGGAATGGCGCGGTCGGTGACGTGGCTGTGGCCTTCGAGGCCGAGTTTACCCGGTTTGGCGACCTCGTCCGCGCCGACGGGCGCCGGGACGGCTGGGACGGCGGATCGTTCGGGTAGGGCTTGCGCCGTCCGCTGGGATGGTATATACTTCAAACAGGAGTCAACCGATGGACTATCATGCCATGCTCGCCGCCAAGGCGCCGAGCGTGAAACCCTGTGGATTCGCCGCGACCATCGAAGACGGCATCCTCTTCCCGTTCCAGCGCGCGATCGTTGAATGGGCGCTCGGGCTGGGGCGGGCCGCCATCTTCGCCGATACGGGTCTCGGAAAGACCGGGATGCAGTTGACTTGGGCCGACAGAGTGGCCAAGCAAACCGGCCGACCCGTGATCCTGCTCGCCCCGCTGGCGGTCGGGTCTCAGACCGTGCGAGAGGCCGCCCACTTTGGCATCCCCGACGTGAGGCAGGTCAAGGACGGGTCACAGGCCGGGCCCGGGATCAACGTCACGAACTACGAGCGGCTGCACCTGTTCGACCCGGCGCAGTTCGGAGGGGTCGTGCTGGACGAATCGAGCATCCTCAAAGGGGAATTCGGTAAGGTCCGCACGAAGCTCTGCACCGACTGGCAGACCGTCCCCTATCGGCTGGCCTGCACCGCGACCCCGGCGCCGAATGACCACGTCGAACTCGGCAACCATTCCGAATTCCTCGGCGTGCTTGACCGCCAAGTGATGATGGCGCGGTGGTTCGTGAACGACCTCGGCGACACCGTCGCACCTTGGCGCCTCAAAGGCCATGCCGTGACGGCGTTCTGGGAGTGGGTCACGTCGTGGGCCCGGTGCGTTGGAAGGCCCTCGGATGTCGGCCCCTACGACGACAGCGGCTACAACCTGCCGCCCTTGAACGTCCATAACGTCTCGGTGGCGGTGGACATCACCGACGGCCGATCCGATGGATCTCTGTTCCGCATCCCCGACATTTCGGCGACAGGGATTCACACCGAGAAGCGCCGGACATCGAACGAGAGGGCTGCCCGCGCCGCCGAGATCGCGACCCGAGACGCCGACCCGTGCATCGTGTGGGTGGACACCAACTACGACGAGGAAGCCATCGCCGCGCTCATTCCCGGCGCTATCGTGGTCAGCGGCTCCGACACCCCGGAGCGGAAGGCGGCGAAGCTCATGAAGTTCACCGATGAAGGCGGCGTCATCATCACGAAGCCCGGGATCGCGGGGATGGGGCTCAACTGGCAGCACTGCGCCCGCATGGTCTTCATGGGGATCTCATTCAGCTACGAGCGATATTATCAGGCCGTTCGCCGGTCATGGCGCTTCGGGCAGACCCGCCCCGTGGATGTCTACGTCATCATGGCCCCGACCGAGGCCAGCGCGTGGAACATCGTCACCAGGAAGGCCGGTGATCACGGAAAGATGAAGGAGGCCATGTTTGCGGCCTCTCGCCGGGCCATCGAAAACAAGACCGGCATGAAGGACTACAACCCGACCCACTTTGCCCCGCTCCCGCGGTGGCTTCATTCGATGGAGATCCGATGACCGCGCTCCCTGGAAATATTCTCTGTGACGCCCACGCCCAGGGCAATGACTGGATGATGTACAACGGCGACTGCGTCGAGGTCGTCGGCCAGCTTCCGGATCGGTCCGTTGACGTGTCGGTCTACAGCCCGCCGTTCTCTGACCTATTCGTCTATTCCGAGTCGGCCCGAGACATGGGCAACTGCAACGATGACGAGGGATTCGCCCAGCACTACGCTTACCTGCTCACGGAGATGTTCCGGGTCACCCGGCCCGGCCGGATGTCGTGCGTCCACGTCTCCGACCTTCCGAGCCGAAAGAATCGAGAGGGCCATATCGGGATCAGAGACTTCTCCGGCGCGGTCATTCGGGCCCATGAAGCCGCCGGCTGGCACTACCATTCCCGGGTCACCATCTGGAAGGACCCTGTCACCGAAATGCAGCGGACCAAAAGCCATGGGCTGCTCTACAAGAACATCCAAGACGACAGCACCCGCAACCGGGTGGGGATGCCGGATTACCTCCTGATCTTCAAGCGGCCCCCGTTGAACGCGGCGGAAGAGGAGGCCATGGTTAAGGTCTCTCACTCGCCGACAGACTTCCCGCTGGACCAGTGGCAAGCGTGGGCCTCCCCGGTGTGGATGGATATCGATCAAGGCGACACGCTCAACGCCCGGCTGGCCCGCGGCGAGCATGACGAGCGCCATATGTGCCCGCTTCAACTGCCCGTCATTGAGCGCGCCCTGGGGCTTTACAGCAACCGTGGCGACGTGGTTCTATCTCCATTCGGAGGGGTCGGCTCTGAGGGCGTCGGGGCGCTCCGATTCAAGCGCCGATACGTTGGGGTGGAACTGAAGCCCGAATACTTCAATCGGGCGTGCCGGAATCTCGCGGCGGAGGAGTCCACCAATCAGGTCGGGCTGTTCGGCCGATGACCACCCGACGGCGATTCACCGACGACCTCAGGATGGGCGGCCGACCAGACGTTGTGCCGGGGGCTTGCACCCGCATTGCTGCACACCGACCAAAGAACGAACTCCTGCGCCTGCGGCGGCCGCTCGAAGATATTCGTGTTGTTCCCGTCGAGACAGCCCTTCAACTCGATTGCCGACAACCGCCCGTCGTTGAGCGTCACCATGTAGTCGTGCCTGTTCGCGTCACCCGCTGCCTCCCAGACACGGATGAAGCCGCCGTCCTCCAAGAAGTTTAGGATGTGCTTCACAAACTCGCGCTTTTCGCGCATCGACGCGGAGAATTGACCCCGCACGCGCTCGATCGCCCCTCTGAAAAGGCCACCTTGGTAGAAATCCCGCTCCGTGAGGCCGTGGTCGCCCAACTGATGGGCCTCCGTCTTCAGGGTCTCGGCGAAGCGGACGATCATCTCTCGGAGGCGATCATCTTGATCGCAGAGAATCGTCGTCATGCCGCGGATTCAGCGGCGGCGCTACCACGGAGCACAGGCTCGAAGAGGTGCCGTGCGAGGTGCCGGACGACCGGAACGGCCACCCCGTCGCCGGTGAGGTGGTAGGCTTCATTGTAGCGAGTGGGAAGCCGGTAGGTGTCGGGCAAGCCCATCAACCTCGCGGTCTCGCGCGATGAGATCAGCCTCGACCTCACCCGGTCTCCATCGACGACAAGGATCGTCTGGCGGCTGGACCCGCCAGCCGGCGTCCGGAGGCAGCCCGCGATGTCGTCGAAGCGAACCTCTGCCCTCTGCACCTTCACGCCGCTCTCGTCCGGCCGTGTGCGCTTGTAGATGCCCCCAACGACGCGCCTCCCGGCACGCTGCGCCGCGTCAACCTTCGCCAAGTTGATCGGGCTCATCATGCCAAGCAGCGCCGTCGTTTCCTTCTTGGTGTGCCACTCGACATCGGGTGGGTTCTCCTCAACGAGTTCCGCGAAGGTGGATGTGCGGTGGGCCGGAACCGGAAGGTTCCACCACAACCACGCGTCGCGCGTCTTGACCGGCAGAAGATCGACGGCGTGGCGAAGCCCGCGCGTGTGAAACGGGGCCAGCGCCTCGGGGGCCAACAGCGACTCCGGGACGGCAACGTCACCGCGGACGCCCACGACGAACAGGCGGGGTCTCGAATGCGGCACGAAGAGCGCCGCATCGATGACCAGGGCCCCGAACCGGTAGTCGGCGTCCGCGAATGCCCCGCAGATTGCACCGAAGTCCTTGCCCGCGTGCGAGGTGAGCGCGCCGGTCACATTCTCAAGGGCGATGACTCGGGGGCCCCGGTTCATGTCGACAAGCACCCGCATCACATCCCAGAACGGGTAGAAGGTGCCCGACCGCTCGCCCTTGAGCCCCGCGCCGCCGCCAGCGAGTGACAGATCCTGGCACGGGAAGGATGCCCACGCCAAGTCGGCGTCGGGGAGGTCCGCTGCTTTCACTTTCCGTACGTCGCCCTGTTGCAACTCGGGACAGAAGCCGTCAACCCCCCAGTTCATCTGGTAGGCGGCCGTCTTTTTTAAGTCGAGGTCGTTCGCGAACGCGCAGCGCCACTCGGGGCCGAGCCCGGCGCGGGCCATCCCGCCGCCGGCGAAGAACTCCAAGAACCGCAGCGAGCCGCCGGCGAGGGTCTCACCGGTCGCTGGGGAGTGTTCCGCGGGAGGATCGGCGAGTTGGGCGGCTGGCGGCTTCATAGCCGCCAGCCTAACACGACCTGAACGCCCGGTCACCGTCAAGAGTTCATGATCTCGCATTGCGGGGCGGCGGCGGGTCCGCATCATTCGCGCTCGCCACGGCTGGCACGACGGGAACATTGCAGGCGAGATCGTGGAGATCGGGCCCGACCAATGCACCGTGGAGGTCAAGACGGGGCGCGACCAGGATCGCGGGATGTACGAAATCAAGAAGCCGAGGGACATCAGGAAGGCAGGATGATCGCCCTTGCGCTCCCTCGCGCACTGGTATATACATTCGGCAGGAGTCAACATGCCCACCCCGCGGAATCTTGAGGGGGCCACCTATCAGGTGTGGCCCGTGGACCTGAAGACGGCGGCGCAACAGCGCGCCGAAGAGCTCGGCCTGACACTCAGCGAGTCCACCCGCCGACTGTGGCGGGCCTTCCTTGACAACGTCGACGCCCGCGCCGTGATGAGCGCGCCGAAGGGCAAGCGGGGTGCCGCGTGAACGACATCAACAACCTCCGAAGCGGCTTGGAGGCCAAGTTGCTCCGAGTCGAACGCGATCGCGCTGACGCCCTCGCCGGCATCGTCGAGCAGTGTCTCGACCACCTCGCCACGATGGGCGACCCCGACCGCGCCGCGGAGACGGCCACAATCGAGGCACGCGCCTGCCTCGCCTCGGCGCTGAGGCGCGACGATGGGCGCCCGCTGGCCGTGCTGGTCACCGAGGTCCGCGACATCTTCGACGCCTGCCGGGCGGCGCTGGACATGGAGCCCACCGAATGGGCGACGGAGATCGTGGCGCAGATCGAGTGCTTCAAGGCGCAGCGCAAGAAGGAATCCGGCGAATATTGGGAGATGACCAAGACGATCCGGGCGGACGCCGACCGATGGAAGGCCGAGCACGCCGCCGAAGTGGAGGCGCTGCGCGCGGAGATCGAGGCGCTGAGGCTTGGCCCGTGGCGGACGCCGGAGGAGGAGGCGCCACCGCGTGGCGAATGGATCGGAGTCGTGTCGAGAAATGGAAACTACGCCTACGCATCGATGCTTTCTATCGACCAGCCGATCGACTGGATGAGCCACTGGCGACGGCTGCCTTCGCACATGCTTAAAGGGCCGGTGACGACGTGACCGCCCTCCGCGCCGACATCCTCGCCCGCGTCCAGCACGCGCCGGGGCGATGGACCGTCAACGAACTGGCCGACGCCACCGGGCGGAGCCAACAGGCGATCACGAATGAGATCGTCGCCCTCGTCGAGCAGGGACAGATCGAGCGCCCTGAGCCGATCGACGTTTTCAACGCCGCCGAAGGGTGGCGCACCGTGACCTTTACCCCGACGCCCAAGGGATGGATTCGCCCATGTTCGAGGTAGCCACCGCCGCCGTCGCGATGGACGGCATTGACCCCGCCCTGCTCATTCCCGCCGCCTGCCTGCTCGTCGGCCTCGCGCTCGGGCTGACGCTCGGCCTCACCATGCACCGCCGCGAGATGGAGAGGAAGGACCGCCGGATCTTGTGGCTCACGAACCACCTCGATCGGGTCTGTGGATTCATCGGCCCGGACGCCGACACCAACCCCCGCGCCTGTACCCCTGTCGAGGTGCCCGAATGACCCCCGGCGACTACATCGCCTTTGTGGCCGGGCAGAGCAGCCACGACCCCAACGACCGCCAGCGCGCCGCCGATCTTGGCCTCATGGCCGAAGCGGGCGAGGTCGCCGGGCTCTACGAGCGGGCCCTCCGCGCCGGGCAGCCCCCGGTGGACCCTGACGCGCTGGCGAAAGAGTTGGGCGACTGCCTCTTTTACTGGACGCTCGGGAATGACCCCGAGATGGCGCTGGCCGAACTGGCCGACGTGTGGGACAAGCGGCATGAGGAGGCCCCGAACGAGCGGCGGATGCTCCTGTCCAGCGGCTTCCCTATGCGCCTGTCGTGGCTGTCGAGCGCCGATCTGGCACTCTACCCGATCTACATCGGCGCAACCCGGCTCGGCCTCACCGTCGGCGAAGTCGCCGCGCGGAACGTGGCGAAGTTGCAGAAGCGGAACGCCGAAGGGTCGATCACCGACCGCAGCCGGCGGACAGCGTGAGCCGAGTCATCCTCGGCATTGACCCCGGCCAGTCCGGCGCCATCGCCTTGGTCATCGAAACCCCCGGCACCCTCCCGATCGTGCTCGGCGTGTGGTCCATCGACGGCAACAGCAAGGGAGACCCGTGGTTTGACCGCGCCATTCGTGCGACATCCGAAGCGTGCGCCCTCGCCGAGCGGAACGGCGGCCTCTCGCTGATCGTCTCGGAGATCCCCGGCGGCGGAGGCGCCTCTCGAAACAAACTCCAGCCGGTGACGTGGCTCACGATGGGCCGGCGGCTGGGCGAGGTCGTCGCGATGGTCCGCCTCGCCTGCCCGAAGGCCCGCGCGGTGGACGTGGACAGCGGCATGTGGCCAAAGGTGCTGAAGATCGGCGTTGGAAAGAAGCCGAGCCTCAATGTCCCCGACGGATGGCACCGACTGACCGAAGCCAACACGCTCACCCGCGGCGGCGTGTGGAACTACATCGCCGGCAAACTCACCGACGCCGCGGCAAATCGCCTGATCTCGCAAGCCGAAGCCACCCTGATCGCCGTCGCCGGCGGTCGCCTCTACCCCTCGGAGACCTGAATGGACCTCACGATCGACCGCTCGACCCTCGCCGCAGCCCTCGCACGGGCCGCAGCCATCGCCCCCCGCACGTCGAGCAACCCCGCCCTGTGCCACGTCCTGATCGACGCCACGGCCGCCGGAGTGGCCTTCACCGTGAGCGATACGCAGCTCACCTTGACCACGTCGCACGTCGCAAACGTCGAGCGCGCCGGCCGCATCACCGCCGACGCCTCGACGCTCCTCCAGGTCGCCAAGGCAATGCCCGGTGACACGGTGCGCCTCCGCGCCGGGAGCAACCGCCGCCTCTCCGTGTCCTCTGGCGCCTCGCAGTTCAACATCCTCGGCGGCGACCCGGACGACTTCCCGCCGCTGCCGACGCAGAAGGACAAGGCGAAGATCGGAGTTCAGGGCGCCGGGCTGCGCCGCATCCTCGATGAAACCCTGTTCGCGGTGAGCGGCGATGAAAACCGCTACGGGCTCAACGGCGGGTTCCTCCAGCAGGTCACCGCCGACGGTGCCCCCGCGCTGCGCCTCGCCGCGACTGACGGCAACCGCCTGTCCTACTCGGAGACGCCCTACACGGGCGACTTCAAGACCGCCGGCAAGATGCTCATTCCCCGTCGCGCCATGGCCGAGATCCGCAAGATGATCACCGACGACACGGCCGAATGGTCGATCGCCTTCGGGGACCGCTCCGCCGTCGTGAGCACCGCGAACCTCTCGCTCATCGTGCGGCTCATCGAGGGGGAGTTCCCCGACTACCGACAGGTGCTGCCGACCTCATTCAAACGCAAGATCGAGGTCAACCGCGACGACTTCGACAAGGCGCTGCGCAACGTCTCGATCATGGCGACCGACCGGAACCACCTTGCGCGGTTCGCCTTTGAGAGCGATCGGCTCGTGCTCACCGCGGCGAACGTCGAGGCCGGGGACGCGCGGTCGGAGGTGCCGATTGACATGCAGGGCGCCCGGATTGACATCGGCTTCAACGTCAAGTTCGTCCAAGAGGTGCTGTCGAACACCCGCAGCGAGCGGCTGACGCTGGGGATCGGCGAAGCGCTTGACCCGTGCGTCGTGACCCTCCCCGGGCGGAGTGACTGTCTCTTTGTGGTCATGCCGATGAGGCTTGACTGAGATGGGCGCCGCGAAGCTCAGGATCCTTGTGGAAGCGGCCATCGAATGGGAGGACGGGCGCCCCGAGACGGCGACCCTCAGCATGATCGGCGCGACCGACAGGCCGGCGCAAGTCCTCGCGGAGGGCGCCTCGCTGCCCCTCAGAGCCGTGCAGGCCGACCTCCCGCCCGTAGCTCTCCCCCATGGCTGGCGGGTCGCTCTGACGCCCGTGGCGGTCGATGGCGCGCGGGAGATCGAGCGGCTGAGGAGGGCGCCATGAGTCAGCTCTCCCTGCTCACCGTCGCGACCCCGCCGCCCCCGGAGTCGATTAACCTCCGTTGCTGTGACGTGGCGGAATTGCTTGGCGCGGCCCGGGATGCGCGGCTCATCGTGGCCGATCCGCCGTGGGGATACAGCAAGGGAATGTGGGCGATGATTGGGGCGAAGGGAGACGGATTGACGGACGGTGCAATCAACGGATCGTGCGGCGAGCAATACGATTCACTCCCCGACAGCGTGATCGCCTATCACCTTGATCTCGCCTACGGGAGCGCTGGTAAAGCCTGTCGGCTGGCCGTCTGGTACACCTTCCCGAAGGATGCCGAATGGGACGCGGCGGGCCGGGCTGGCAAGCGATGGGGCCCGATTGTGACCGGCGGCGCGTGGCTCAAAACGCAGCAGGTCGGCGTCGGCTACCACTGGCGCGGGCAGGTAGAGCCGGTGGCCATCTTCACCCGGGGCTCGACAGGGAGATGCCGGGAGCTGCTGCTGAATGGCTACCAGAGCCCGCCGACAGACCACAGCGAGAAGCCGATCGAATGGCTCCGGCAGTGGGTGAGGGCCTGGACCGATCCGGGTGACCTTGTCATCGAACTTTATGCCGGCTTGGCGCCGATGGCCCGTGCCTGCCTAATGGAGGGCAGGCGGTACATGGGCGCGGAGATAGACCCCGAGCGCCACGCTGAGGCCCTTGCCCGGCTGGCACAGGTGCGCGCATGACCCAAAAGCCGCCCCAAAAGCCGCCCCTGAAGCGTGGGATCTGCCCCTCCTGTGGGCGGGAGGCTGCCCTACGGCCCTCGGACGGCTGTATCGACGGCCGGCACTACTGCCAGCCACCGCCCGGGGTCCGGGTGGGCAATTTCAAGCTCCCGATGAGGCTTGACTGAGATGGGCGATCGCGTCGAGGTCCGGCCGCCGGACTCGGAGCCAATCCGACTGCCGGATGAGTCCGGGATCTGGCTCAGGATGGAGCCTATCGGCGTGGCTTGGGTCTACGAGGTGGTCTTTGATCCGAGCGCGCCGCTGAGGTTCATTGCCCGACGGCTGGCCGGTGACGTGATCTACGAGTTCAAGGCGCTCGACCGCGACTTGATCGGCAACTGGTGGAGGGTGCCGTGAGCCAAGTCGCCCTGTTCGCCGTCGCGACCCCACCGCCGCCGGAGTCGATCGACCTCCGCTGCTGTGACGTGGTGGAATTGCTCGGCGCGGCCCGAGATGCGCGGCTCATCGTGGCCGATCCGCCGTGGTCGTACACGAATGGCCCGGGAGTCGCGAATCCGGCGGAGCACGGGATCTATGGGTGCGTCACCGATAGCGCGATCGTCTATCACCTTGATCTCGCCTACCAGAGCGCCGGCAAGAATTGCCGTCTGGCCGTGTGGTATACATGGCCGAAGGATGCCGAGTGGGCCGCCGCCGGCAGGGCTGGCAAGCGCTGGGGCCCCGCACAGCTCTACTCGTTGCTCATGCTCGCCGAAGTATGCGACCGCCTCGACCACCGACACGTCAGCGATGGGGCTGTGGTTAGCCTCGCCTACCGTTGTCACCTCGCCGACCGTGCCGGCCTGACCCACGAAAACGAGCTCAGGCAACTGCGGGGAGGCTTGCTTGACGGTGGGCTGCTGATCGAGGTGGAGCCCAACCGCTACACCTTGGGAGACCAAAAGGCCCGTGCCATGCGAGCCCACACCCGCCCGCAACCTCGCCGCTGAGCTCGGGACCGGGAGTAGAGCGGATGGTTCCCGGGAGTAGAGCGGATGGTTCCCGGGAGTAGAGCGGATGGTCGGGAACCCCGATCTTTGACCAACGCCGCATATGCAGCGTCAAGACCTACACACCATACCATACAGGTATGGGTAGGGCCCGCCGGCCCCGCTTGGGGCGGGTCCGCCGGCCCCTCGAGGTGGTGGGGATGCGCCCTCCCCGAAGCCCTCGCCCCTCGACTCCCCGAAGAGGTGGGGCGACTCGAAGCGCCGACATCGCAAGGCCAGGTGAAGGAGGGCCCGGGGTAGACCTGGCTCCCGAGCTGCGCCGCGCTGAGCTGGTGGGGGTGCTCCTGCCACCTGCCTGACCTCGCCGGAGAAGGGGAAACATGGGGAAACATGGCCCGCCGGCTGAACGCCAGAAAACGCCGAAACTGGCTATTTCCGGCGCTCTGGGAGCCTTCTGAGCGCCGCCGCTGTGTGGAAGGTGCTCGAAGCTCGGGGCGCGATTCTGAGCCGCTGTAGGGCCCTCTGCGCCTGCCTCCCCTGGCCTTGCCCTGCCTCCCCGTGGTGGAGCGGGGGGTGGTGAGGAGGTGGCCGCCCTCCGCGCTGCCCTGAGCGCCGCCGAAGCCCTCGCCGCTGAACGCGCCGCCGGCCTCGCCGATCTCCGGGCGGCTGTGGCTCGGGAGCGGGAACATGGGGCAGACCTGGCCGCGGCTGAACGACGAGGAAGGGCCCGCCGAGGTGGACCCGGAAGATCCGCCGGACTTGACGCGGCTTGCGGCGATGGTATATGTATTGGCAGAGTCACCCCGGACCCCGCGCGAGCTGCGAGGTTCCGACTCTGGCGCCGCACAGCGGGCATATGCTCGGCTGGCCGAGCTTGGCCTGATCTGCACCCCTTCCCACCGCTGGCCGACCTCTGACGGGGCGGCGTTGGTGGGGCGACTGGAGACCCGATGAGCACCCCTCTCGACCTCGACGGCCCTCCGGGCTGCTCGGCTGATACCGAAGGGGCCCACGGGGAGATCGTGGACCAGATGGAGCGGCCGACGTGGCGCACGGAGCCGGGGTGCGCGGAGCTGGTGGCCGAGGTGGAGCGGCTGCGGGCGGAGGTCGCCACCCTCCGCACCGAGCGCCAAGCCATCCTCGACGCGGGCGGTGACTTCCTGTGGGCCGGCGGCGCGAAAACGCTCCCCGAGGCCGTGGCCGGCGCTCTTCACGCCCTCGATGTGGCGCTCACCCGATCGGCGAATGAGTACGACCGGAGCCCGGCGGCGAAGGTCCGAGATGCCGTCCAGGTCTGCTCATACACCGACGCCGACCTTGTGAAGCGAGCGGTAGAAAACGCTGGGTCTATCGGTGGGCGGCGTCTCCGCTGGGCTGCGGTGGCCCTTAACTTCGGGCTCGGCTCCACTTCCGCCTCTGCGCTTTGCCGGGCCTGTGGCCTCGGCCCGGATGAGATGGTCGGCAGCGACGGGGAAGGTGAGGAATGACCGCCCCTCATTGCTCCCTCTGCGGCGCCGCCATCCCTGAAGGCGCCCCGCATGAATCGTGGGAGTGGGATGACATAGACGCCTGGCGCCACGAGAACCCAGACGCCCCGGACCCCGCCGACAACCTCGGCGAAGACGACGACGATCCCGAGTACCTTGTCACGCTCTACGCGCACCCGGGCTGCCGGCGGCTGCAACGGCTGGTGGACGTGTCGGATTGGGAGGAGGGCAGTCTGTCCGAACTTGTTGCCGAGTGGGTCGAAGACGCCAGCACGACCATCGAGCGCGAAGACCGGGCGAGACTGGCCGCCGCGGAGGCCGCCGGCTGCGAGTATGCGGAATGGTCCGTTGGGCGGGCTCTCCAGTGACCGACGACGACCACCGCGAGTGGACCCACCTCGTCGAGGAGCGACTTGGCCTCATGGGCATCGTCGGCCTACCCTCCCCCGCCGACCTCGCGCAAGCCACCGACAGCGCGCGTCGGCTCCAGTCTCTCACCTACGGCGCCACCCCGACGGCCCCCGCGCCGCCGCCGATGGCGGCACAAGCGCCCCTGTTCGGAGCGAAGAAATGATCAGCCCCACCGACATCCTGGCCCACATCACCAACGGCCGCACCGAGGCCGAGACGGCCCGCGCGCTGTCCCTGTCCCACACGCTCGCCGGGACGGAGGACATGATCCGCGAGATGATGCAGGCCGCCCCGCCGGTCATGGTGGAGTGCGGCAACACGGCCGATCTTGCCGACCTCGCGGAGATGCGCGACCTGCTCGACGGCGCCGACTGGCCGCCGACGCCGATTGGTCTGTGGGAGGCGCTGAAACGAGCCGACGAGGCGGACGAACTCGACAGGGACCATGCTAAGGCGCTGACGGAGACCGTGGCCGTCCGCGCTGAAAGGGACGCGCTGGCCGCCGAGGTGACCGCCCTCCGCGCCGAGGTCGCCGCCCTGACGCCGGGCCCGTGGGCCCGCGTCGGTGACCAGCCGCCCCAGGATGGGGATGCCGTCCTGATGTGGGCCGGAGAGGGCAGCGCTCCGTGGATGCGGATCTTCAGAGGACCCCTCGTTCAGTGCGTATCGGCCGACTACCTCTGGCGCCCCATCCCCGCCGGCCTCCTGACGCCGCCCGAGACGGCCGAGACGGTGGCGCCATGAGCGAGCACGCCACCGACTGCGCCCAGGTGGCCGCCCTCGGCGTTCAGACCTCCGGCGGCGACTGGCCCGCCGACCTCGGCCCTCCGCTCCGATGCGGCACCCTCGGCACGCACGTCGAGCAGCCCGCGCCCGTCCCCTCCACCGGCGACGTGTGGCAGGAGGTCATCGACGCGGAGCCGCTGGCCGTGCTGCGCGAGCTCTACGCGGCACGGCGGGCGCTGGGGATCGAGCGCTACG